AGGGATCTTCCATACGAGGAGGATATCTAAGATAAAAGTTGTTCCCAACTTGAAAAAGTATTCTAGACATTATCTCCTTTCCTTAAGAAAGTTCTGAGTATGTTCTGAATACGGAGTATATATTTTTGGATAATTTGCAGCCAAATGGGGTTTGTTCTGGTGGACAATATCTATTGCATGGTTGTAAATCTTTATATACGAATCATATGTTGCTTGCTCATGCTGAGCTAGTGAAGTTTCGAAATCCCGAACACGTGACTTATAAACCTCAATCTGCGTTGCAGATGGGGATTTCTTAGTCCAAACGATCATGTCAGTTATAGAGTTAATATCCAAAGGGGCACGAATAAGTTTCGGGTTTTCTAGGTCGCGCAGAAATCTACGCTTAAGATAAGTGATCTGATAAATATTTTCGAAATTAAAATCAGTATTTTCTCTCTTTTGTGAATCTGTGTAAGTTATACCAATGTTAGCAAAATAGGTTTCAAAGCTTTTGAAATTTATATATTTTTGTAAAATACCGGATAAGGCTACAACATGATCATCGCCATAAAAGGCAGATTCAATATGATCAATTAAAAATTGTGGGGTGATTGTGGTGTTAGTCTTGGCTTCAAATTCTTGCTGTTCCAACATATCTACAACGGCAGCTAAGATATAAAACCAATTACATAAAGAATTAAGAGGAGCAGTCACAGGCACTCCCGAGGGCATTCCGCTCCTCTTACGAACTAAAGTATTTAAAACTAAAATATCAGTATGAATAAATGAGAGAGCCAAGGCAATTCGAGCTTTTCCATTTTCTTCTCCATCATTGTACCACAAATTAATGGCTTCGACGCACTTCAGAAGAACATCAGCCATCAGCTTTCCATCCCAATTGGAGTAATCGCCAGCAATAAGTGAATCCTCTCCAAACTTAGTAAGTCGGTTGAACAAAAGAGTCCAATCTAATGATGTAGGATTAATTCCAACGCTTATAGGTTGATCTACACAATGTTGCTGCATAGCTCCCATAAATACACCAAAATAACGACGAGTCAAAAGGGAGATTTCTAGTGGAAGACATTCAAAGGTTCTAACTTTAGCATTCATTATTTTCTTTCTACTTACAAGTTCATCTTTCATATTCTCATAGGCGAAATAGGATGGAACAATTCCACATCGGATTTTCTCTTCTACTGTATCGTAACGCTGTTTAAAATATTCAGATAGAAGTTGGCCATTGAAGTAAGGTCCTTTGGGGTCATCATTAAGTTCATAGTTAGCTTGTTCTCCAAAGGGATTACAATTCTTGATCAAAGCGGATTTTCCTGGTGCACCTCGAGTGAGTTTTACATAAGGAAACCCTACACTCGTACGGACATCTATGGGAGCGATGAAATTATGAATGCCATTTAAGGTCTCAGAAAAATTCAAAAGGCGCTTTTCCACTCCAATGGGAACGATAGTACTAATTACGGTTAAAATAGTAGTGAAAGCTAGAATAAAAGGACGAGTTGGGAAAGTGTGAGGAGGTGGTGCGTATTTATTCAAAGAGAGTGACATTGGCTTTACACCTTTCTCTCGAATTTCTTGAGGAACGCGTGGATCTTCCAGTGAAAAAGTTGCTTGTGCTCGATTTGTCGGAAAAAACTCTTCTTCAGCTTGGTTTACGACTTTAGTAAGTTCTGAAAGATCAAATTTTGATCGAGTCGCAGGGACGTTCGCATAGGCATTGGAAACGAGCCCCCAAGCTGGGATATTCTCATCATTTTGAATCTTCTTCTTTTCCTCAACAGCTTGTTTATCCTGTGTCAAAATGAAAGGAGTCATATGTTCTAAAGATTCGCGCTCAAATCCTGAGTCGGCAATGTTTTGAGATAGTGAGTTATACATTTCTCGTGTCATCAATTGTGCCATTCCTCTGCCATCCTTGCCAGCTATGTGGAATCCAGCCATTATTCCAGAGAGTGTATTATCTCCAAGAAGGATAGGAGCACCACAGTCACCTTTTGCAGTTTGAACTCCATAGGTCAAACCTCGAGCAATCACGTGTTCGAAAGGCATACCATTATCATCTACGGCATTGATAAAACGACGTTCATTATCCAAAGAAGCATATCCAACATCGGAATGAACTCCTCGCTGGAAGTAGATTAAGGCATTTGAATCTAATCGGCTTATATCTTTCTCACGAATCAAAGTATGTGTAATATCGCGGAATTGATTAAATGTTAATGGAAGTCGAAGAATAGCCCAATCGCTATGTGTTTCCTTCATATTGCCAGGAGCACGAAGCATTGAATGTTTGAATCTAAAGGTTGTCGTGACATTATTAAGGGAAATTCGAATTTCCTCATCATCAGAGAAAGTGGTCTTAAAATGGTGGGGAACAAGAACATCTCGATCTCGCATGCCAATTCCTCGAAGAGCTGTAATTTCTGGAAACAAGATCTTATGGAAAGTGACAGTGTTCTTCACCACTAGAGCACGCTGCGTCGAGAAATTTTCATCCAAGCCTTCTGGACACATACCGCGGACAATATCTGCTGAGGACCGGGTTTTGATACCATTTGCGTCAAAAGCTGATTGAACCTGCATGGCTAGTGCGCGAACATTCTTAGCAGAGCCATCATATACAATACCCTCAGGAGTAAACTGGATATGTTTAGTCGGATTTGCACCATCATCAGTCATAAGAGACTTGTAGGCTACTCGACTTTCTTGTTGAATCGCGCTAGCAGCTTCAGAGATAGCTTGTGTCAAACGACCTTGATACTGTTCTGGGGCGGATTCAATAAATGTTTGCATAGATTGAGTGTCATAGTTGAGGTTTGGAATAAGAACTTTAGAACTCTTCATATAGTTCTTCACGATCTGGAAATATCGAATTCCACCAAAAATGAGCAAGACTCCCGCAATTGCGGAGCTTACCAAGGCAAGATATTTATGTCCATTTTCTTTTTCTTTGGGAACCGGTGGTTCATCCTCTTTCTTTTCTTCCTTCTTTGAGGAGAACCATGATTGTTGATCCCACCCTTGATACTGTTGCTCATACCAACTTTGAAGAATTTTCCCTGAGTGAGCAATTTTTCTTACAGGGCCAGCTAAGTCATAGTCACACTCAATCCATTCCAGATTTGGATGAAATCGATAAATTGGATTAAGACATGAATTGTATTGATTGATTTTGGCTTGTCTAAATCCACGTTCTTGGATCCTTATCGCCTCCCAGGCTTGCCACTGTTCGTCTTCACATGGATTGGCAAAACGCTCAACAAAGGAACGTGGAGGAAGGAGAATTCCTGCATCTAAGGCTTCATCAAAAGCTTCACGATGAAAATCAGTTAAAGAATTATAATCAAAATCGGCCACAGTCATATCTAAATAAGATTCGGGATAACCATTATGTGTCGCGAGAGTGCGAGTAGAATTACAGTAATTCCACTCATAAAGTTTTTCATTGTAGATCCTAGCACTAGAACAACAGATGTTAGGTGTGCTGTAATAGAAAGCCTCTCTCTTTTGTTGAAAGTTAGGTTCTAGAGGCCAATATGGAACCATGTGTCGTGTTTGACCATGATCCACTACAATTTCAGGTTGATATGTCTCAGCGGCGTAAACAGGTTGCTCCTCTCTAAAATTCCATTCATCAAACGACTGTTGAACATAAGCAGCGGTGTCAATTTTCTCAAAGACAATGGCTTCGGAGTTATCTTCTCTGTAAAGATAAGGGGGAAGATTCTTGATCTCCTTTGCCATATCGACTGTCACGAGAGGAACTCCATTCCAGGGGGCAGGTTGTGAGTTGTGGACATTCTCAAATTCTTGAGGTTTATCAAGGTCACTTTTCTTAAAACCACACTCAGGTACAATAGGTGCTTTTGAAGCATCAATGGCTTTCAGTAAAGCCTTGTTGTAACTCTCTGGAGTGGCGTGATCTTTGGGCTGAATTCTATGTGTAAAGAAACCAACAGGCACTTGACCTTTTTCAATAAGGCCCTCTTGCTCATCCAAGTGAAACTTGAAGAGATCTGATGCTAGGAATAACATCTCAGAGTAGGTCATCCAGTTTCCCATATTTGTTTGGGTGAAGGGATTGCGTCGCATGAATCGACAATGATCGTCGAGAGGGTCTACTCTACCATGAGGATTATTATCAGGGGCAGTGCGAGACACGCGAAGTACCAAATGGCGTCGCCGGAGCATAGCATCGGAATTGTTAAGTTCGCCTGCATTAGGTTTTTCACAATTCGAGGATAGTACCACTAAGCGAACGGAATCAGCTGTAAGACCTTTAGATTGAAGATCTGCTTTTGGTACTGTCATTGAGACACAGGAGATAAGCGTCATGAAGCGAGTATACTCCGATTCG